AACCAATCTTAAAGCTTTGTCTTTTAGGACAAAGAACTTTAAGATTATCAAATGCTTCCGGTAAAGTCAAGTATCCGAGCCCAAGGGCCGTGGACACGAGCAAACCAACTAGAGATCTATCTCGAAGCGCGGATAAAATTAATCCCGCTCCGATAGGTGACAAATCTTTGACACTAGAGGTCTTCAATCTCTTCGCAAATTCTAGAATATCAGAAGATATTAAAGATTTTGTATCCGAGATTGACACCCCTAGAGTTACCATAAGTGAAAGATAAGACTTAGCAACCTTATCATTCCAAATAACAATATCATCTCCAAGAATACAATATTCTTTAAAAGAAGACATGTTATTCAAACGAGCCGCCATCATCACAAGTATGTGATGAGTAACGGCAAGCATTGCTCATGATGAGTAAGCTCCCATTGGTTGACCGACTGAGTATGAGATATACTTTCCTCGGTCAAAGAATGGGATGCTCATCAAAGACGATCATGAATCGGCGACATAGTCACCGTACAATAATCGTAAAATATCACCTTGAAGTAAAGAGGGCAACCTATCGGTTGCACTCTTTAAATCAAAAGAAAATAAAGTTGGGATCCGACCAGATGAAGATCTTATATTATTAAGAGGCTTCAATTGGTCAAATGTACCGTCAGTTTGAACAGACTTCAGTAGCTCAAAGAGCGACTGATGAAGGGGATAAAGAGCAGCTTGGATCCACCAGTTTGTAATACCAACCGGCCGGGCCTTACCAGCAACGTCATAAACAAAGGCTAAACGCCCCAAATTCATACGTATAGGAAAAGCCAGACTGATTAAGAAGTACAACGGTCCTAGGATAATAAGATAGAGCTGTAACCACACAAATAGTATGTAGTTACTGTTAAGTAAGTACATTCTAAGAGTGTGAAACAATCTAATCGGGTCATGGAGGAATGCAAAAGCATCCTTCCAACATCCTTGAGTAGCAGGGCCAAAATTTGGTCCAGACTTCTCAGAATGATAAGCCCATTTCTTAGATCTTAGGGGGTGTGCCCCCAAGCCTCCTGACGACGACAACTTAAAGAACATTGATATAGATTCCTTTAAGGAATGTAAATCAAAACTCTGCGAAACCCCTGAAAAGGGACTAACTATGGAGTTATAATCTATAACCCCACGGTAAGGCAGAATCCTATAAGTTGAAAGTAAAGTCAAAACGCAACCAATTATGCCCCTAGAAGATTCGAAATTATCATGCCAATCAAGCATGGCAATCCGAACCTCCATAGGAATAATCTTTGGTAGACCTCTAAAATCAAGAGCAACCCGAGGACCAAAACAGTCCAAGGGAAGCCCATGATTACCTGCTAAAAACTG